GAACTCTACAGAATTGGGAGAAGTCCCACAATCAACAGAAAAGGGCTCAATTCGACAGAATTACATTCGAGACCCATATTCGTTGAATTATATGTATACAATTTAAAAGAGGAAAAATGGAATTATTAGCATTTATACTATGCGCCTACGGCTTAACACAAGGCATTGTATATGGTAGTATATTTAATGAGATAAGACCGACCAAAGGAACGCTCGGAGAACTTTTTAGATGTCCAATGTGCGTGGGATTTCATGTGGGTTGGCTTTTAATGCTACTTTCTCCGTTTACTGAACTATTTAGTTTTGATGTAACTATTGTCAATTTTTTACTTTTAGGTTGGCTATCATCGGGAACTTCATATGTTCTCAACATGATCATTGGAGATGAAGGAATAAAACATGAACATAAACATTTGGACCAATAAGTGGATGCTACAACCGGTACGCCATTGCTGCAAGGGGAGTTAGCTATGCAAATTACTAAAAAAGAATTGATAGAAATTATCAACGAAGAAATTAAAGATATGATCGAAAACGATGATATTGACGAAGGTGTGCTCGATAGAATGAAAGCCGGCGCAGCTGGCCTAGGTTCTGGGTTGAAGAGTAAGGTTGCTGGTGCTTTTGGTGCTGACACAACTGACATCGACGCAACCCAAGCGCTCAAAAAAGCGTCTTCCCTTATGAAATCATACGACAAGCAACTCCTTAAGTTAGCCCAGTCGCTTAAAATGGATGCAGCGAAGATGGGAATCGAGGATCAAACAGCGAAGGTTCAACAAGCCATCAATCAAACCCGCACCCAAGTTCAACAGATTGCCAAAGACGCTCCGACAACCGCTCGAATGCAGCGTATGGATCAACAGCGCGCTCAACAGCAAGGTCAGCAACAAGCCGCCCCTGCACAACAGCAACAAGCCGCCCCTGCACAACAGCAACAAGCCGCCCCTGCACAACAACAACAAGCTGCAGCACAGCCAGCAACACCCTCGGCTGAACCAGCAGCCGCTCAGCCTGCCGCTCAGCCTGCCGCAGCGCCAGCAGCCGCTGAACCTGCCGCAGCCGAACCAGCACCAGCCGCTGAACCGGCCGCAGCCCCAGCAGCCAGTGGTCGTCGACAGCTTTCTCAAAATCCTCGTAATGTTAGGAGAAGAGAGAGAAGAGCAGCAGAAACCCCGGAAGAAAGAGAAGCCCGCCTTGTGCGCCAGCGGGCTAGCCGTGCAGCACGAAGTCGCCGTAATGCCGGCAACACCGCCGCTGCAGCTAGACCATCCCGAGCAGCGCAACAACAGAACGAAAGCAAAGTAAAAAAGGGCGAGACCCTAAACGAACAACTCCAAGAGATCTCAAGAAGATGGGGGTTTGGTAAATAATGTCAAAGAAACTACTCAGAGAATATTACGCACTATGTGAGGGCGGTGTCTGTCAAGACCTCCTTACAGAAGAAGAAAAGCGCTATGTTGCTGATGGTGGAATGATTCTTTCTGGGATTATGCAAATGACCGAAACACAAAACGGCAATGGCAGGGTTTATCCCCACACTACAATGATGCGCGAAGTTAAAAACTATGAGAAGCTCGTTAAAGAATGTCGAGCACTCGGAGAACTAGATCACCCAGACGATTCCGTCATCAATCTTAGGAACGCATCCCACATGGTGACTGCGATCTGGATGGAAGGTAAGAATGTCATGGGTAAGATTAAAGTTTTAGAGACCCCATCTGGCAAGATCCTCAAGGAACTGGTCAACGGTGGTGTTACAGTAGGTGTTTCTTCCCGGGGCATGGGCTCTGTACGAGAAGAGAAAGGACAAACAATGGTCGAAGATGATTTTCAATTGATTTGTTTTGATATGGTTTCCGAACCATCAACACCCGGCGCATTTATGATGCGCGAAGCTAAAGAGTTTAATAATAGTGTATTCACAAAGGCCGATAAAATCAACCGGCTTTTAAATGAGGTTTTAAGTGAAGAAGAGTGATTTAAAAAAACTAATCAAGCCGCTCGTTAAAGAGTGTATCCATGAAGTCCTTTTGGAAGAAGGGCTTTTGTCTAATGTAGTGTCAGAAGTAGCGAAAGGTCTTGGAAGTGCGCCGATCATAACAGAACAAACCGAACAGCCTGTCAGAGTTGCGCCACCGAAGAAACGAGACTATAGCCAAAATAGAAAAAAGCTTATGGATGCGATAGGTGGTGATGCTTACAATGGTGTTAACTTGTTTGAAGGCACTACACCAGCACCAGCAGAACAACAAACGGCTGCCGGCGGCGTTGATCTCGGAGATCCTAGTGATGCCGGCGTGGATATTAGCTCTATTATGGGCGGCGCTAGCAAGATGTGGGAGGCGATGAAGTAATAATGCCAAGAAAGAAAGCCAATGTATTAGTAACATCTAAAGAGTGTCGCGGCAATCACGAAAGAATGATTAGAAGATTCATAAAGAAAACTAAAAAAGCAAAGATTGTCGATAAGATAAAAGAAAAAAGATATTATGTTAAACCCTCGGATCAAAAAAGAGCGGATAAAAAAAGGTCTGATCGACGAAGGATTCGAGAGGAACTTAAAAAACAAAGAGCAGAAGAAAAACGCAATAGAAAAAAAAGATGACTATTTATAATTGTAAACAAATTTTGGAGGTTTTATTATGTCGATGAATTGGAAAAATGAAGTCGGTATCGGACACACACCAGCATATCAAGTAAGTGGAAGACCATTCGCGACAGCAAGTGTAATTTATAATTCTAATGTAACAACGGTTAATTTTCCGTATGTGACAAGGTGGTTTCAGGTAATTAATAAAGGCGAGAGTACAGTGAGGATTGGATTCTCAACGGCCGGCGTGTCCCACAACGGAGTGACTAAGAATGGTTGCCCGGGCTCAGAGGGTCTTTCAGATGCATACTACATTACATTGGGCCCTAGCGGATCAAGTGGATATTTTCGGTCTGATATTTATGAAATGAAAATCAGCACGCTGTATCTTAAAGATGAAGGCACCGCCGGTACTCTAGATGTCCTCGCTGGTCTGACAACAATCCCAACACAAAGAACACAGGACAATTTCACCGGATCTACAGGAGTATAACCTATGGCCAAGTTTGGTTGGGCATATGTAGATTGTGATGCATCGATAACAGCATTTGGTCCCACGGGATCAATTCAGTTTATGTCAGGCGCCGGAATGACTTCCGGTTCTAGCATGTTGATGTACCACACCGCTGCGTATGCAGGACACCAACCAAGCACAATGATTCTGTCCGGTAACTTAATCGTAACTGGAACACTGAGTGCTAGCGTAGTCAATTACGAAAACATTTCAATCATTGACGCCACCGGCTCCACCTACTTTGGTAACTCAAATGACGATACTCACCAAAGAATCGGCAGCCTTGTAGTTCAAAATGCAGCAAGCACCACAGTTTTAAGTGCTAGTGTGACTACCGAGGCTGTACATGTCAGAGGGTTCAATGGTCTTTATGAGGCAATTACGACAACCTCTGTTACGGCCAGCACACCAAGTTATATTATAGGGGTGCAAAATAGCTCGAATGTACAAATTTTAATTCCAAGTGCTTCCACTTATGGTTCCGGAGCCCTTCTGATAGTAAAAGACGAAGTAAATGGTCGAGTAGGGACGAACATTATCATCACGGCGTCGACTGGATATACAATTGATAATAGTACATCCTATGTGTTGACTGGTTCTAATCCGGCAATTAGTTTATATTCTAATGGTGCCAACTGGTTTGTCTTCTAATTAATAAAGGAGGCACCCTAAATGGCTTACAACAATATGTCGGGCACTGTGTTCCTGCCTCAAGAACTCCGGCCGCGACTAGATATTGCAGCAGCGACCATTCTGTCAGGAAACTTAAGCACATCAGATGCTGCAGAGGTTGTTAATGTTCCGCGCGTCTCTAATGCCACCAACAATTCGATTATAACTAATGTTGGGGGTGATGCAAATACTCTAACATGCGAGAGCAATTTAAAGTTTGATGGAAGTACACTAAGTGTTGTTGGAGGTCTAAGTGCCAGCGTAAACATTTCAGCTTCCGCATTTTATGGCGACGGCAGTAATCTTGTAAATGTTAAAGCAGATCATGTGGTAGCTGAAGGGCCCGCGCATGCGATTCAATTTCACGACTCTGTTGACGGAGACTTGACAGGCTCATTAAACTTCACCTTTCAAAGTGATATTTTGAGAGTTGGCGGCGGTCTTAAAATGAATCGTCGATCCATCACATCGGCAGCAACTGCATCTTCTACAGATTACTTTATTGGGGTCGACACTACAAGTGCGGCTGTGGACTTACATTTGCCCAACGCTGCTACTTTATTAAGCGGCCAAATGTTAGTCATTAAGGACGAAGGCGGCGCCGCACACACAAATAAGATCACCATATTGGCCTCCGGATCACAAACAATCGACAGTCAAAATTCAGTTGTTTTAGAATCACCTTATGCATCGTTGCAGCTTTATTGTAACGGTTCAAACAAGTACTTCATTTACTAGGTTTTATACTGCTCAGTAGGCACTATTTATAGTCGAGCGGGTATTCTGATCTGGATCAAATTTGGATAAGTGTATCTCGTTCAACCATAATAAAAACTATAAAATGGAGGGTTTTAAAATATGGCTTATAAATTTCAAAGCTTAGCCGCTACTATGAGTGGATCTCTTACACAAGAGGGTACTTTTACGGTTAAGAACGATGCTGGTACTACAGCATTTACCGCCACCGACGCAGGTGTTGTTTCCGGTTCTGGAAACTTTTCTGCTGGTGGTACTGTTTCACTTCTCGGTGTCGCTGACGCCGCGATTGCAAACGCTGCTGATTCGCTTTACTTCAAAGATGCCACTGATGGCCTCGTGAAGAGCGAAGCCGTTTCCGACTTTGTTTCGGGAATTGCTGGCCCCGGTCTCGCTGAGGTCGGTGGTGCTCTTGAACTTGATATCGATGAGTATAGTGCACTCGGTAGTGCAACTGTTGCTCAAGGTGACAACTTCTTGATTTCCGATGCCGGAACCGAAAAGAAGGTTACATTCTCTAACTTAGAGGATTCAATCTTTGCTAATGTTTCTGGTGATGCTACTGTCGCTGCTGGTGGTGTTCTCACTATCGCTAACGATGCCGTTGAGACTGCTATGCTTAACGACAATGTTATCTCTGGCCAAAGTGAATTGGCACAAGGTAGCCTTGCGGCTGCTGATGAGTTCCTTCTCTCTGATGGTGGTACTCTTAAGCGCTACGGCGTTGACAGTTTTGCGAAAGACGCCCTTGCGTTAACTACCGAAGCTGCTATGGCTGTTGCAGACGACTATCTTGTCTTCCTTGATGGTGGAGCTTCTGGCGAAACCAAGAAAGAAGCATGGTCTGACCTTATTGCTGCTGCTGCTGGCGACGGTCTTACTGCCTCTGGTGGTATTCTCGCAATGTCTACTTCTGGTTCCTCACTTGCGATCACTGCTGACAAACTTGGTATCTCTGGTTCTATCGCTGGTACAGGTCTTACCTTTACTGGTGGTGTTGACAGCATTCTTACTATCGGTCTTGACATCGATGGTCTTTCTGCTCTCGGCGGAACTGGTGTTGCCCAAGGTGATCACTTCGTGTTCTCCGATGGTGGCTCTGAGAAGAAGATTACATTCTCCAACATGGAAGATGCAATCTTTGGAAATGTTTCCGGCGATGCTACTGTCGCTGCTGGTGGTGCTCTCACCATCGCCGCAGGTGCTGTTGAGCACGGTATGCTCGCAGAAGACATCATCTCTGGTCAAGACGAATTGGCTCACGCCGATATCGCCGACGCTGATGAGTTGATGATCTCTGACGCTGGAACTATCAAGAGAGTTGGTGTCGATAGTATTCGTGACCACTTCTTTGGTGTTGTTTCTGGTGATGCTACTGTCGCTGACGGCGGTGCTCTTACCATTGCTAACGACGCTATTGAAACCGCAATGCTCAATGACAATGTTATCTCAGGTCAAACTGAGTTGGCTCAAGCCGGCCTCGCCGCTGCTGATGAGTTGTTGATCTCTGACGGTGGTACTCTTAAGCGCTACGGTGTCGACAGTCTTGCTAAAGACGCTCTTGCATTAACCACTGAAGCTGCAGCTGCAGTTGCTAGTGACTACATTGTCTTCCTTGACGGCGGTGCAACTGGTGAAACCAAGAAAGAAAGTATTGCTGACCTCGTAGCCAGCATGGCTGGCGCTGGTCTTTCGGCTGCTTCTGGTCAACTTTCTGTCACAGGTAACAATGTTGCTATTAAAGCCGACAGCGAGGCTCTCGTCGAAGGTTACAACTACTTTGCAGACGCTAGCTCTAACGCTACCGTAACAATGCCAGCTTCACCATCTGTTGGTGATGTTGTTGTTGCTAAAGCAGGTAACCTTACTAGCAATGCAGTTATTACAATCAACAAAGGATCCGCTGATCACAGAATCGACGGCCTTGAGGGCATTGTCCTTGAGTCACCATTCGCTGCTGTAACTATGGTCTATGTTGTCGCTGACCACTGGAAGATCGTGTAATATACACTTTCCGACAGTCGTTGGATTTTTTGGATGCCTCCCTTTGTGGGGGCATCCTTTTTTTTGTACTACTTACTTTGATATGAAGATTCTGGACTTACACGGGAAAACTCACTTCGAAGCCCGAGATTTGGTAGAACAATTTGTATTATCTAACGAAACACCTATAAAAATCATCACCGGTAACTCGCCTAAAATGAAAGTGATCGTTAAAGAAGTTGTAGAAAAATACGAAATGTATTATTTTCCAGAACATTTCAGCAACTTTGGAGCCTACATAATACAAGACAAAACGATAAATGAATCTATTTATGATTAAGAGGGCAAAAAATGGCATATAATGTTTTAAAGGGGAGTGTTCAAGGCTCGGTAGATCAACATGCGGATCAAGAGATCGGCGGAGTAAAAGTTTTTAAAAACACAGTAAGCGCCAGTGTTTTTTACGACACTGATGCCCAGAGTCCTTGCGCGACATTAAAAGATGTGGCGATAAAAAAGATAAACGGTGCCACGAAAGGGGGCATTTTAGTTTATGATGACGAAAATATAGCAAGAGCCTCCCATAATTTAATTTATGATGGAGAACTTTTGCGTGCTAGAAGAATTGTAAGCGAAGAATATGCAGGATCAGCGAGATTTTTAGTAAATTTGCCAGTCGATAAGTTTAATGGCGAGATTGGTGCAAATTTTTTAAACTATGGCAACGGTTTGCAGAATGTTAGAGGAGCACTACAACCAAAAACGGCCCATGGCATTTGTTGTGACGAAGAAGGCTTGAGCCTTTATCTTGAAAATGACTGCGGGCTCGTCCTTAAATCAAAAAAGCTGACAATGGACCTCACCAAAATAGAAAAAGTCAACACCAGAGGACAAAACTTAAGTGATGACGACTTGCTTGTGGTCTCAGATGTTTCAGTAAGTGCAACAAGAAACACCACGCTGGGAAACCTTTACGACAACTATATTAGCTTAAAAGTCCCTCATGCTGCAGGCGCGCGCGGCCAACTACAGCTTAAGGGAAATTCTGAATTTGAATCGTCCGCCAATTTAAGCTTTGATTGCGACAGCAACACATTAAATCTTGAAGGAAGACTTAGTTCTAAACACATTAATGTAAAAAAGAGATTGAATTGCGAAGGTTCCGTACACTATAGCATAATCAAGACAACTGACCGGGTGTATCAAGTTTTAGAAAGCGATTATACAATTTTGTGTGATGCCTCAAACAACAAGATTAAAGTTGAACTTCCTCCTGCTGTGAACAACAGGGGAAGGGTTCTGGTTATAAAGAAAACGAATAGAGACAAGTATAAATTAAACTCAAACGAAGTTGAGGTGAGTTGCGCTGAGGGGACAATCGATATAAACAACCAAACAACTATAAAAATGAATTATTCCTCTCGAACATTTCAATCGGATGGTGAAAACTGGTGGATAATAGGGACTAAAGGTTCTTAAAAACATATTTAATATAAACGGAGAACAACATTAAATGGCATATAACAGCTCAAAAGGCCCTCAACAACACGGTGATGTAAAATACGAAGGAGATCCTCTCGACACACAAGTGGATTTCGAAAATGACTTCATTGCACTAAAAACCAATGGCGAGCAAAGGTTCATAGTATCTGGCTCTTATATCACTTCGTCTATTCCCCTTTCGTGTTCGGTAGGAATAACAGCAGCTTCTCTGGATGTGGCCGGCACAACGATCAACACAACACAAATTTCAAGTTCACTGAATATTTCAGCATCAGCATTTTATGCCGATGGTACTTTGGTCATCGCGCCTCCGATCACCACATACAACAACGCGGCTGACAATCGAGTTATAACTTCGGTAAACTCTTCAACAGTGCAAGGAGAAGCAGGGCTTACATATGACGGTGCAATTTTAGCCGCGACAGGTGAAATCTCTGCCTCTCTGGGAGTAAGCGGTTCAACTGGTCACTTTAGAGTCCTTAATGCCAGTTCTATTGTGGGCGGCTCTCCGCTTGATATTTCAGCTTCCTCAGTTACAATTACCGGTAGTTTAACTTTTAGTGGTTCATCTACGATCTCAGCATCCAGCGCAACTATTTCTGCTTTAACAGCTAGTGCTGTTTCTGGTGGTTCTCCGATATCGATTTATGGTGATACGATCACTATGGTTGGTGGCGGAGCAGGAAGCACAATAATAACCTCGGCACACTTGTCAAGTTCGTTACATATCTCTGGCGCCGCCTTCTATGGTGACGGCAGTACACTTAGTGGCGTTGGTCCCGGAACCATGTCTAGCTGGACACTTTCGGCAGATGCTGGCTCGAATCAGGCCATTTCAGATGGCAACACCGTCGATATTGCTGGTGGTACCGGAATCAGCACAGCTGCTTCTGCAACCGACACCGTGACTGTTAATCTAGATGACACCAGTGTATCCGCAGGCTCTTACACATATTCAGCCATAACGGTCGATGCGCAAGGCCGCTTAACAGCCGCTAGCAGCGGAACAGGTCCGTCAGTTACGACCTACAATAATGCGACCGATAACTATGTTCTGACTTCTGCCGGCGCCGCCTCTATTAATGGCGAGGCCAATCTGACATTTGATGGCAATATACTTAAATCGATCGGTCAGATATCCGCATCCTTGGGAGTTACCGGTTCTTCTCTTAGGACTGCAACTACGGTCATAGACACCACTCACTTGTCAAGTTCGTTAAACATTTCCGGGTCCGCGTTTTATGCCAACGGAGTGTTATTGAGCGCCAGCCCCGTTTCAGCAGTTGCCAACGGCGTAGACAACAGAGTAGCCACCTTTAGTTCTGCGGATGCTCTTAACGGCGAGGCCAATCTGACATTTGATGGAACAGATTTAGGTGTCTCCGACAAGATCTTTCATGTAGGTGATACCGATACATTTATTAACTTTACAGATGACGATATAAACTTCCAAGCCGGCGGAGTCAATTTTCTAGATCTCACCGAAGATACTCAAAACGAAGTAACATTTAACGAAGGGGGTGTCGATGTTGACTTTAGAGTTGAAACTGCCGACGAATCCCATATGCTTTTTGTTGAGGGTTCTTCCAACAGGATGAGCATCGGTGACAATACAGGATCGCCCGGTGCCACATTAGAAATTAAAAATCATGCTTCTGCAGGCGCGACCGGAGTGCCTCTTTTACAGCTAAACAACAACGACACTGACCAGCAATGTCTTGATATTAATGCCGGCAACATTGACGCAAATGTGGTCAATGTAACAGCAAATGATGTAACAACAGCAAGGGTGCTTGCCATTGGCGCAGATGGTTTAACCACCGGTAATGCTCTTTATGTTGATGATAACTCACCAAACACAGGAACAAGAAATACCGCGCTCATAATTCAGAATCATACCGGGGCGATTAACGCTCAAGCACTCGCAGTCCAGTCAGACGGCGGCAAAACAGGAGTAAAAATAGACAAGAATTACTCGGATCTCACTGAGGCTTCAGTAGTCGGCTTAGATATAGACTGGGATAAAACCGGAGCTTCCACATCAGATAATACCATGTATGGTATCCAACTTGACATGGATAATACGACAGCCACCAATGGTATCAACACCATGTATGGCTTACATGTTACTCCGAGGCTTACGCACGCTGCTGACGCCGGCGAGTGCCACTTGTGGGGTATAAATATCGAGTCAACAGCTGGAACAAACGGCACGAGCATCAACACAGCAGGAAGATTAAAAGCTACTGGCGGAGATATAAACTACGGACTATTCATTGACTGCGGTGATGGCACTAACGATGTGGACTTTAGAATTAGAAGCCAAGCAGATAATGCCGATTATTTTCAGATTAAAACCATCGCCAACGGTGCAACCACGATCTCAACTGTTGATGGCGGCGCCAGCGCTGCTCACCTTACATGTAGTGTTGATGGGAATATTGTTTTAGATCCTGTAGGAAGTAATGTTATCGTTGACGGTAATCTTTCAGCTTCGATAAACATTTCAGCATCTGCTTTCTATGGAGATGGAAGCACACTTTCGGGCGTCGGGCCCGGAACAATGTCTAGCTGGACGCTTTCAGCAGATGGGGGTTCAAATCAGGCCATCGCAGATGGTAACACGGTTGATATTGCAGGAGGTACAGGTATAACTACGGCCGCTTCTGCAACCGATACTGTAACAGTTAATCTCGATGATACTTCTGTCAGTGCAGGTTCATACACTTATTCAGCAATAACTGTCGATGCTCAAGGTCGCTTGACTGCTGCTTCTAACGGTGCAGCTCCATCGATTACCACGCTAAACAGTGCCGGCGCAAATAGAATTTTAACATCTGATGCTGGCTCTAGCGCCACAGCAGAAGAGCGCCTTACTTTTGATTCTAGCACCAAGATGTTGTTCCTTTCCGGAAACGCTGAAATGAGAAACCATGAGCCGTACATCTTTTTTAGCAATAGTGCCGGTACCGGATTAGGTTATATGGGGTATAATTCTTCTAATAATATCTTGTTCCAGAATAACACAAGCAACAAGCACATTGTGTTTAAAGCAAACGATAACGGCACTATTCGTGAAGGCTTCCGAATCGACGGAGGGGTCCCAGAAGTTGTTGTTAATCAGGGTTCAGAAACAATGATTGACTTTCGCGTAGAATCAGATAATAATACTCACATGCTCTATGTGGCCGGCACAGCAGACAAAGTCGGTGTGAATTCTGACACCCCGACCCACACACTTTCAGTAACCGGCACACTTTCTGTATCGTCTGTGGCCGAAGTAACCGGAGCCTTGAGGGTCTCTGGCAAAACTGAGCTGTATAACCACATGACCTTCACCGATCCAACAACCCTTTCGGCTGATACGGGCCTAGGAGAAGTTGTTTACTATGGTTCTGAACACGGAACGGATACCTTGGCCGCTGGAAAACTAATGTATCTTTCAGGGTCGACAACAGGGTCTTTCTGGCGCTATGCAGATGCGGATGAAGAAGTCTCTGCTGGCCCGGTGCAGTTAGGGATTGCCCTAGGTACCTCTGTCTCAGATGGTATCCTTATTAAAGGCTATTTCCACGCTAACACACTCGGCGACAGCAGTACTTTCGTGACAGGTGGAACTTGCTATGTTGGTCTTGCAGCAGGAACTATATCGTTTACGCGCCCAAGCGCGGTCGGCGATGTGATCCGCGCGGTCGGCCACGGAATTGCAGCCGAGAAGATTATCTATTTTAACCCAAGTTATGATTGGTTCCAATTATAGGAGAGCGCTTGAATGGCTGATATAGTAAAAGCGAACGGAGTAGATTGGGCTAGCATTGTAAAGGTAAACGGAGCAACTGCCTCAGATATTACCATGGTGAACGGAAACTCCGCTGCCCCTCCTGTGAGTTACTGGGTCGCCGTGTTGGAAGGTGGCAATGTTGCATGGGCCGCTAGCGGCTCTATTTCTGGCTCTGCTAATTGGACAATATATGATAATACTGATTCAACTGGTACCCCTGCAGGCCTCGATATTGGATATGGTAAGAACGCTAGTGGAAATCCTATATATGTCTGTACGCGCGATTCGAGTAACAGAGAAATTCAAGTTTCTGGAGAAGATGTTAGCGTCACCCATGACTGGACTGCCATTAATTTGTCTCCAAGTGCTGACCAATATGTTATTAGGTGGGGTGAAAGCACCGGATCTTCACCGCAAGGTGTCTGGATGGCCGGCGGCCAAGCTAGCGGAAAACTTTTTAGGAGTATCGACGGCGCCACAAGTTTCACTCAGGTAGAACCTCCGTCTTTTACTGCTGAGAATGTTATGATGATTGCCTCTAACGGAAGTGGCTCTTGGGCATTTGGCAACGATAACAAATTTTACATCTCCACTAATGATGGAGAATCCTTCACCTCTTCAACTCCGTGGTCGTCTGGAGGTACCCCGGGTTATCATCGAGGTATCGTATATACTAACAATTCTTGGGTCGTTATTTATAGTCGTTCCAGTCAGATTTATGCGCGCAGTTGTGCTGCGTCCGATATAACCGACTGGGGTACAGAATTCCGCCCCACAATAACCTACAACAATGCAACAGCAGACGGCGCCGGTACTCCCAATAAGACAAAGTATCCTCGAAATCCAACTTCCAATGCTCAAGCTGCCCGGGCCGAAGGTGTTGCTGGCACCATATGTATGCTTACCACTAACGATAAAGGTGTTTTCAAATTCAGCGTAAACGGAAAGACAATTACGAATTCAAGCGCTAGTCACGGCGTTGGAGGTAAGTGGTTTGATAGTGATGGGACATATGAGGGCGTCGAGTTCTGGAATGATAGTAACACTTTCGAAGACATAACAACAGACGGAGAAGGAGTTTGGGTTACGGCGAATCGAAACGGCGATGCATACAGAAGTACAGACAACGGAGTGACATGGAGTATTATAGTGGATGGAATTTCCGGCAACAACTGGAAAGGCATCACAGCACCCGTCATATTCCCACTATAGATTGCTTGAAAAAAATGACCTTTGCCCCAAAAGATACTATTTATTTTGTATAACTGCCATTAATGGAGCAAATGAATGTCAAACTTATTAAAAGAAGCTATCGTAGATGCCGAGGCCTTGCGCACATCAGCACTTAAGAACGCCGAAACTATTGTGATTGAAAAATACTCAGAAGAAGTAAAAGAAACATTACAAAAACTTTTAGAACAAGAGGAAGAACTCGCGGCCGATCCTATGGCCGCCGATCCCATGGCCGCTGAAGATCCCGCCATGGCAGATCCCGCTCTTGATGCAATGCCTATGGAAGATCCCATGGCTGCTGAAGGCGAAGGCGAACCAGAAGAAGGGCTCGCCGATGAAGAAATTCCTTTAGGAGCCACAGACGGTTTTGCCGATATGGCCGGCCAGAACTTAGGCGATTTTGCTGGCGAAGGCGAAAGCCAGCAACTTACAATTAATCTCGGTGCTCTTCAAGAAAGTATCGAAGCACTTAAGCAGTCTATCGACGAAGACGAAGAAGTCGATCTTTCCGAGTTTTTAGAAGAAGGCGAAAAGAAACCAGACGCTGACGGTGATGGTGTCCCAGACTGGGCAGACAAGAAGCCCGGCAAGGACGATAATGAAGACGATGAAGAGGAAGAAGAACTCGAAGAAGCGGAAGCTCCTGCTGAAGAAGAGGATGATCTTGGAGATAAGGCCGCTGATGTCGCCGCCGGCGGAGTACTCGATGCCGCTATGAGTGCCATGTCTGAAGAATTAGGCCAAGACACTCTCATCGATGCCATTATGGAAAAGCTTACTGTCGATATGGGCGCAGATTTGTCAGGCTGGGCGGGCCGCTCTTCTGACAGTTTGAAGTGGGAAATTGAAAAAGAATTGGCCCACCGCCGTTCAACAGAAGTTGAAGAAGAATTAAAAGATTTGAAGAAAGCACAAGAAGAGTTAGTTTTCGAGAATAAACAACTCACAGAAAAGCTTTCGGAATACGAAGAAGCCGTTGGCGAGTTGAAAGAAGGTCTTCAAAACACCAATCTTTCAAACGCTAGGCTTCTTTACACGAACCGTGTGTTAAGAAATCCCTCCTTGAATGAGCGACAAAAAGATAAAATTGTCGAAACAATTTCTAGCGCTGGTTCTGTTACAGAGGCAAAGACTATCTTTGATACGCTTCAAAGCACAGTGGAAGACTCTCCCAAAAAGAGCCCACAATCACTGAGCGAGGCTATTGGTCGACGCAATACTGTACTTCGGGCAACTCGTAAAGAGGCGCCCGCGTCCGATCCTTTCCAAGATCGGATGAAAAGACTAGCTGGAATAAAATAAACACAAAATCATAAATTATAAAAAAAAGGAGGTGATTTTAAAATGTCTAGTATTATCGAAAGATTGACCGAAGGAGTTGTCAATCGTGATATGCGCGCCGAAGGCTCAGCTCTTCTTTCCAAGTGGGAGAAGACTGGTTTGCTTGAGGGTCTTACTAAAGATCGTCAAAAGAATGCCATGGCTCGCTTGCTTGAAAACCAAGCAAAAGAACTACTTCGCGAAAGTAGCAGCATGAGTGCTGGTGATGTAGAGGGTTTCGCAGCCGTCGCATTCCCCATCGTTCGCCGCGTATTCGCAGGCTTGATCGCTAACGACCTCGTTAGTGTCCAGCCGATGAGTCTCCCCTCGGGACTTATCTTCTTCCTTGATTTCGTCTATTCGCCGAATCTCGGAGCATCCAATTCACAAACCCAAAGATTTGGCAATGTGGCCGACAAGTCCATTTACGGTACTGATCAGGTTGGTAGCCAAATCACTGGTGGTGTGAATATCGTCTCGAATGATGATTGGAAGTCAACACTTGGTGGTCCGCGTGATGTTGCAGGTTATGCGTACGCATCTCCGTCGGCTTCTGCCAATATCGGTGCTGCTCAATTCACCGTGACTGACGCGTTCAGCCTTACTGGTTCGACCGAAGCTCAAAAGCGCAAGTATTTGCAATGGGATCCAGATATCCTTGCTTTGTCTTCGAGTGGTTGCGTCATGGAGTACGGTGTTGTTCGAATTGCTAAGGCTAATATTACCGGTTCGGTTTCTGCTCAAGAAGCCGATTGGGATAACCTTGGCGCATTCTCTGCATCGTTCGTTAACATGACAGGAGTTAGTGCAGACGATGTTGTTATTCGTCGTCTGACCAAGCTCACTGCTAGTTCGGCTACTTCGGGTCTCGACACTGTTCAGTTTGTTATCGCTAGCGATAACGGTGCCGCCGGAACCCTCGTGGCCACCCTTGCTGTCGGTACCAACACCGCTGCTGGTCAGCTGAACTTTCCGCTCAGAGATAACCTTAAAGCAAGCAATGCCCTCGGCTCCGTCGTTGGTACTACTGTTTGGGGCCTTGAAGGAAACGAAGACATCCCAGAGATCGACATCAAGGTCGACAGCATCGCTGTTACCGCTCAAACTAAGAAGCTCAAGGCTAAGTGGACACCGGAGTTAGGTCAAGACCTTAACGCCTACCACAACCTTGATGCTGAAGTTGAGTTGACTTCGATCCTTTCGGAGCAAATTGCTCTTGAAATTGACCGCGAGATCCTTGCTGACCTCGTTAATGGTGGAACGGCTGGTACACAATACTGGTCCCGCGCACCCGGTCTGTTCGTAAACCGTACAACCGGCGAAGAAGTTGGTGCATCCTCGGCTGCCCCTGACTTCACTGGTACTGTATCTGAGTGGTATGAAACTCTCATTGAAACAATCAATGATGTTTCCGCTGCTATCCATCGCAAGACTCTTCGGGGTGGCGCTAACTTCATCGTGGTTTCACCTGAAGTTGCTAACATCCTTGAGTTCACCAGTGGATTCCGCGCCAATGTCACACATGATGACGATACTGGCTCTGTCGGTGCAGTCAATGTTGGTTCGCTGAGCAAGAAGTTCGATGTTATTGTCGATCCTTACTTCCTCCGCAATGTAGTTCTCGTCGGTCGACGCGGATCTTCTTTCCTTGAAAGTGGATATGTGTACGCACCGTATGTGCCACTGCAAACCACACCTACGATCTTCGGACCAGAAGACTTCGTACCCCGTAAGGGAGTCATGACGCGTTATGCCAAGAAGATGGTGCGTCCTGATATGTACGGACTCGTTATTGTCCGCGATCTGCTGGGTGGAGCCGGCTCGACTAGCTAAACCCTAGCCGTTAATTAAAATGTAAAGCCTCCTTCTTTGAAGGGGGCTTTCGTTTATGTGAAACTACTTATGTGCGAGGGGAGAAATCTCTTCGTTAATTGACCTAATTAATATTCATATAAGGAGAAATATATTATGGGAACTAAAAGAGTAGGTTGGGCACGAATTCGTAGCCTGATTAACGAAAATGCAAATGCGCTCAAAACACGCCTCGTTGTGGAAGCCATCACCGCAAACAAGACTTTGACGGCTGCCGATAGCGGAAAGAAATTTACAATTGGGACAGCCAATGTCGCTGTTACTCTGCCAACTGTAGCCGCTGCAGGCTCGGGCTGGCATTGTGAGTTTTGGGTAAATGATGAAAGCCAACCTGTGGCGATTACAGCACCCGGAACAGATTTAATTCTGGGTTCCGTCTTAACGGCGGCCGATAACGGATCTGTACAGCTGCAGCCCGCGACTGTTATTGGAACGGAAGTTTTAACCTTCACCGGCACCGTTGTAAAAGGTGATCACGCCATACTGTGGTGTGATGGAACAAACTATTATGTCACCGGCCGCTCACGCGTCGTCGATGCTATTACCTTAGCCGCTGAATAAAATAATATATAATATTATATTTATAATATTTTGCCCCCCTTTCCTTTTTGGATTGGGGGGTTTTTCCATTTGAGACAAAAAAAACAAAAATGTCGATCTGCCAAATTTTTTCGCCGGCAATTTTTTGAGATTTTTGCACCTGCGATTACTATTTACTGTTGGACTAAACACTAAGGAGTTCCCATGGGAAAAAAGAGAAGAATTAAAGCCATCCGCGGCAAATTCAAAAATAAATACAGCGCTCACCCCCGCGCAAAGCTACTTTCGGCGAACAAAGCACAAGTAGATATTGTTGAAGTATCGCCGATTGAAGAAAAGATCGAAAAACGCGTAGCGCCACCAATTGATGAGAACCCGGCGCCCCAAGAAGTGATCGCCGCAAAACCAGAATCCATCAAAAAGAAAACCGCAGAACCAACAACGCTAAAGAAAAAGATTTCAGCACCTAAAGTAGAAAAAAAGACCGAAAGGCCACCCCCTGCTAGAGCAAAAACTACAAGAAAAAGAAAAACAAGCGCCAGAACTACAAAAAATTAGTACTTGTTTGTTGTTTGAGTGTCATCCTAGATAGAGTTTACATTGGTAGTTTACTACTTAGAATGTAGGAGTTTACTAATGCCAACGAATCTTAAGCCAAAATCAACCACAAGCGCCGTTATATTAACATCCACAGGCTCAACAGACGCAGTTGCGACTGCAGTTCCCTTTGGAATATACACAGGCAGCGCCGATTTCGTTTCAGGAGCCGCCCTTCAAGTGGCTTATGTTTATAAAAAACTGGGAGGAGATGTTGTTGATATTGAGCTAACGCCGGCAAATGTCTATTCGGCATATGAAGAGGCAGTTCTAGAGTATTCTTATATTATCAACTTGCATCAAAGCAAAAACGCACTAGGGGATTCGCTGGGAGATGTAACTGGTACATTTAACCACAAAGGCGAGTTGGTAGGCACCGTCAGGCCGACCGCTTCCAACTTAAGAATGCCGAGATTTCAGATTAGTTATGCACAAAGAGTTGGCGATGGTCTAGGCACTTTGGCTAATATTGGAGGGACTCAAACGATCTATTCAGGATCATTTAAGACCCAAAAAGCTAAACAAGATTACGATTTACAAAGTATTATTGAAGCCGCTAGTGAGAGCGGTACCGATGAAGCCGGCGGAGCCGTTGATTATGCCGGATTAGTGGGCAATAATCGAGTGCATATTACAAGAGTATTCTATAAGACCCCCCGCGCCATGTGGAGGTTTTACGGATACTATGGTGGTATCAATGTTGTTGGAAATGCATCAACTTATGGACAATTTGCTGATGATTCGACTTTTGAATTGATACCAACATGGCAAAACAAGATGCAAGCCATTATGTATGAAGACTCGATCTTTACACGAACCTCTCATTTCTCATATGAGTTAAAAAACAACAAATTGAGACTATTTCCAACTCCCGAAACTTTTGGAGAGTTTGACAAGGAGTTTTGGTTTCAATTTTATATTAAGCAAGACTCAACCGCGGATAAGGCCGGATATAATGATGGAACATTGGGCGTCAACAACATGAACACCCTTCCGTATGAGAATCTTCCATACAAAAACATCAACTCTATGGGCAAGCAGTGGATCCGCAAATATGCACTGGCTCTCTGCAAAGAGATGTTGGGTCAAATTCGTGGTAAATTCACCACTATTCCAATTCCGGGTGAAGCGGTTACACTAAATCATAGTGAATTGCTAGCTCAAGCTAAAGCAGAACAAGACGATCTAAAAGCTAAGCTGATCGAAACCTTGGCATCGATGGAATATCAAGAACTACTGAAAACTTCAACCGAAAAAGCGGAAGCCACCGCAAAAGCGTTCACTTTCGCCCCATTACCAATTTTTGTAGGATAGCAATAGATGTCAGATGAATGGAAAAGACCGGATCAGCCACCACCGCCCTTGTTTTTAGGTAAAAAAGAGCGCGACTTAGTAAAACAAGTCAATGACGAGTTGATTGAAAATGTAATTGGTCAAACAATCTTATATTATTCAATTGATCTAGAAAGAACACAATTTCACGATTTATACGGCGAAGCTATAGAGAAAACCTTCTTATCACCAGTCAGAGTTTATGCACTTGTCTCGTTTGACGAAGAATCTACAAAATATATGGAAGGCGTAGGCGTTGATGCCGATTCGATCATTACAGTCAAGTTTCATAAGCGTCGACTGAATGAGGATCAAAATCTCTTCGTTAGAGAGGGTGACTTTATTTTATATGGCGATAATTATTATGAGCTTACTAAGCTTTCGCGTCCGAGAAAATTGTTTGGTCAAGTTGATCAAACTTTTGAAGTAATAGCGAGTGCAAAGTTTGCAAGAAAGGGATTATTCGATGCTTCCTAATAATTTTGATTTTGCCCAAATACCCAATTTGCCAAATACGGGCTCCATGACTTTAAAAGAGATTGGAATGCTGGAGTCTACGATTGAGGATATAGACTTTGCAATAACTTCGTGGCTCAAACAAGATCTTGACCTTTCTGCCACTACTAATGAAGGCCGCAAAAATGTCGAAGTGCTATGGCAGGTTCCAGAACGAGCATATCAGGTCAAAAACGATAAAGAATTACGAGATAACTCTGGCGCCCTAAAACTACCATTAATTAGCATCGAAAGAGCCGGCATAACGAAAGATCCGCAAAGAAAAGGATCATATCAGGCGCATATCTATTCAGACAAAAAGAAAGGTAGAACGGGCCGGATGACGATCGCCAAAAGAATAGTACAAGACAAAACACGAAATTTTGCTGTTGCCGGCGGCACAAGAACCGCAACCGGCGCCAAATTACAAAAACACTTTCCGAGAATAAATAAAAAAATTGTAATTCAAACACTCTCGATCCCAATTCCAGTGTATGTCAATATTGATTACAAGATCACTATAAAAACGGAATACCAACAACAAATGAACGAACTAATACAGCCCTTTTTAACCAGAACTGGCCAAATCAACTCATTTATACTTAAAAGAAACGGACACACATACGAAGCATTTGTCGATTCAAGCTTTGCTGCTAATAACAATGTTGCAACTTTAAATGAAGATATACGAATGTTTTCTTCCGATATTAGTATAAAAGTTTTAGGATACCTAATTGGAGAGGGCAAAAACGACGACAGAAGAATTGTTAGAGTCGATGAAAATATTGTAGAGATCACATTTCCGAGAGAAACAACCCCACTTCCGGGGGATTCGGGCCTTTTTGATGTTTAGTTCCTGAAACCGATTAATTTCTTGTTATGTCGTGATACTTTTGGAAATGCGTAAACTATTTACTGATGATTAGCTTATAATTGCTTGATTATAACCACAGAGAGGAACTTGCTAAATGTCAGTAAAAGATTTTAAGTTTGTGTCACCCGGAGTCTTTATCAACGAAATTGATAACTCCTTTCGACCTAAACAACCAGACGCTATTGGACCAGTAATTATTGGACGCTCTGAAAAGGGCATCGCGATGACTCCCACTAAGGTAGAGTCTTATCGCGATTTCGTCGACCAATTCGGCGAAACCGTACCCGGTAAATCCGGCGGAGACATATACAGAAACGGAACATCGGTTTCTCCTATGTATGGCCCT